ACCAAGGCCCACCGTGAAATTGCCAAGGACGTGCAGTCCGCTACAGCTGCGGTCGAACGGCAGTCGAATAGCCTGAAGGAGGCGGAAAGCGAATACGGCCAGGTCGAGGCTGCGGCCACTGCTGCGCGCACCGCTATCGCCGGCACATCGGCTTCGACCAAGGACGCCGGCACCGCCGCGGGCCGTGCTGCCGTGCAGGTGGCGACGTTCGCTGCCCGTCTGGCCGTGCTGTCTGGCGCAGGCACCGGTGCGACCAGCAAGCCTGTTGTCATCGACCCCAAGGACATCCGCGAAGCCGAAGCCTCGCTGACTGAGCTGGGCGTGACCATTCGCGCGGCGGGCAACGACGCGGCCAAGGCCTCGGTGTCGTCGAAGGAGATGGCAACCGCGCTCAAGGGCGTTGGCCAGGCACAGTCGACCCTGCAGGGCATCAGCTCGGCGATCGGGGCCCAGCGCACTGCGGTGGACGGCGCCAAGCAGGCCTGGAAGACAGCTCAGGATGAAGTCCGCCGCCTGGCCATAGCCATCCGGGAAGCCGACGAGCCGAGTGAACAGCTGGCCGCTGCCTTCGGTAAAGCCCAGGGCGCTGCACGGCTGGCTAAGGACGAATTCCTGCGCCAGAAGGCAGCCGCTGACCAGATCGGCCAGTCCCTGAAAAACGCGGGTATCGGTGCAGGTGATCTCGGTTCGGCCGAGGCTGCACTGGCGCCAAAGATCCAGCGTGCCAACGACCTGATGAACCAGGGCGCTGCGAATGCGCAGAAGCTGGGCACCAGCGTTCGCCAGACGGGTAGCGATGCAGGCTCTGCGGCTCCGCAGGTCAACCGGCTCGCCACGGCCCTGGGCCTTGCCGCCAGCTCGGCAGCGAAACTTGGCAGTGCTACCAACCCGATGCGGGCATTCAAGAACGAACTGTTCGCGATGATCGCGGCTTCGGCTGGCCTGTATGCCATCAAGGAGCAGCTGCAGAGCATCTGGCAGGCGGGTACCGACCTGGCCGCCAACCAGTCGAAATTCGCCACGGCGTTTGGTGGCGTCGAGGAAGGCAGCAAGCAGCTGGCCTACGCCCGTGAAGTCGCGCTGAACCTGAAGCTGCCGCTCGGTACCTTGACCAAGTCCTATGCGGATCTGGCCCTGGCCGCTAAAGGCACGGCGCTGGAGGGTAAAGGTGCCCAAGACATCTTCGTGGCCTTCGCACAGACGGCGCGTGTCAACGGCTCGACAGCCGACGACCTGAGCGGCACGTTCCGGGCGCTGACCCAGATCATGTCCAAGGGCAAGGTCCAGGCCGAAGAACTGCGCGGCCAGCTGGGTGACCGGATGCCCGGCGCCATGCAGCTGATGGCCGAAGGTCTCGGTATCACCACCGAGAAGCTGGACCAAATGATGGAGAAAGGCGAGCTCACGCGCTCGACCCTTCTGAACATGGCCGCTGCTGCTTCCGGTCGGGTCTCTGCACAGCTCGCCGCTGCCCTGGATTCGCCGGCAGCCAAGCTGGCTGCCTTCCAGAACCGCCTGCTGGTGTTCAAGGAGCAGATTGCAGGCTCGGGCTTCCTCGACGCCATGGCGGATGCTTTCGACCGGATGGCCCAGGCCTTGTCCACCCCGGAGGCGGCAGACGCGGCTCGGATGATCGGTGAAGGCCTGGCCAGCATTGTGACCTGGGCAACCGAGCTCGTATCCAGTGGCAACCTCGACACCATCGTCGCCTGGGTGAAGAACCTAGCTATCGCGTGGGCCGGGCTGCAGATGGCCTCGATCGTCACCATGCTTTACGGCTTCGTCACGGCGATTGGTGCTACGACGATTGCTGTTCTCGGGCTGGACGTGGCCATGGCGCCCGTGCTGGTCGGCCTTGCAGGACTCGCGGCCGCCGTCGCTGTCGTGGTCGGCGCCTTTGCTGGATGGAAGCTGGCCGAGTGGGCATATGACAACTTCCCGGCCTTCGCTGAAGGCGTGATGGGGGTCAAGAACGCCGCCCTGAATGCCTGGGATGGCATCCTGCAGATGTGGGAGATGACCGCAGTCAAGCTGCGCAATTCGTTCACCCGGTTGACCGCCAACCTCTCGAACCTCTGGTACGGCATGCTCAACGGCATGCTGAGCGCATTCCCTGCGCTGACTGAGACCCTGGGCCTGGGAGACTATGCCGCCGAGATCAACCGGCGAGCGGCTGAGGCTGCGTCTGCGCTGGAGAACAATGAGCGGAATGTCCAAGCCCAGCTCGACGAGATCCGCGGCAGGTACGCTGAG